GCAAGAAGGAAACAATACGAATATTATCGAAATAAATTATTGACATTCTAAGGGGGTGTTTTAATGGATGAAATTAAAATTATAGTTCAACAAAGTGAATCAACTGTCGTTGCAGAGTATAAATCTGAGTTTAAAAGACCTGAATCATATCAAAGTGAAGCAGAGCTTGAAAACGATTTGATTAAACAACTTAAAAGTCAAGGTTATACTTTTGTTAATATTCATAGTAATGAAGACTTAATCACAAATTTGCGTTCCCAATTAGAACGTCTCAATAATCTGAATTTTACTGATAATGAATGGGATGAGATATTTGGAAAATACATTGATAATCCTAATGATGGTATTGTTGAAAAAACAAGAAAAGTACAAGAAGATTATATTTACACGTTGAAACGCGATGATGATACCTCTGTAAATGTAAGATTACTAGATAAAAAGCAAATCCATAACAATCAACTCCAAGTAATACATCAATATGAAGTTGATGGTATTAGGAAAAATATCTACGATGTTACAATTCTTGTCAATGGGCTTCCATTGGTTCATATTGAATTGAAGCGACGTGGTGTATCAATAAGAGAAGCATTTAATCAAATTAGAAGATATGAAAATGAAAGTTTCTGGGCAGATAATGGGTTGTACCAATATGCACAGATTTTTGTCATTTCAAATGGGACGGAAACAAAATATTATTCCAATACTACAAGAGAATTAGCAACTAAAGAAAATCAAGGGTCAAATGGCACAAAGAAAAAAACAAGTCATTCATTTGAATTCACGAGTTATTGGGCAGATGCTAATAATAAGAATATTTTAGACTTATATGATTTCACAGCTACTTTTTTATCAAAACATACCATATTAAATGTTTTAACAAAATACTGTGTTTTTACTGTTGATGACTTATTACTTGTTATGAGACCATATCAGATTGCCGCTACAGAAAAAATTATTAATCAAATCAATATTGCACATAACAGCAAAATATATGGAAAAATTGATGCAGGTGGTTATGTATGGCATACAACTGGATCGGGGAAAACACTAACATCATTTAAAACTGCACGAATTGCATCTGAGTTAGATCATATTAAGAAAGTGTTATTTGTTGTCGATAGAAAAGACTTAGATTATCAGACAATGAAAGAATATGATAAATTTGAAAAAGGTGCTGCAAATTCCAATTCAAGTACATCAGTACTAAAAAAACAACTAGAAGATCCTAATGCAAACATTATTATTACAACTATTCAAAAACTTTCAATTTTCATTAAGAAGAATCCTAAACACAATATCTATCTTGAAGAAGTTGTTATCATATTTGATGAGTGTCATCGATCACAATTTGGTGATATGCATAGAGATATTACAAAATCATTTAAAAAGTACTATATCTTTGGTTTTACTGGTACACCAATCTTTGCGATTAATGCATCAACTAGCAATAAATTCCCTACTCTAAAAACAACTGAGCAGGCTTTTGGTACTAAGTTACATACATATACAATTGTAAATGCTATACATGATGGAAATGTATTGCCTTTTAGAATTGATTACTTGAATACTGCCAAAGCTTCTGAAGATATTGATGATAATGAAGAAGTATATGATATTAAACGTGAAGAAGCGTTACTTGATGATTTGCGTATTGCTGTTAACGTATCTTATACACTAGAACATTTTGCACAAAAAACTAAGCGAAATGAAAAAGCGTATAGTTTCAGTAAACTTCTTAATATTGAAGAAGTAGCAAAGAGCAAATATCAATCAAGACTTACAAAAAGTATAGAAGAACGACAATCAATTAAGACGACAGGATTTAACTCTATTTTTGCTGTTGCAAGTATTAAAGCAGCAAAAAAATATTACCTAGAATTTAAACGTCAACAGGAAGATTATGTACCGGCAAGTAGACTGAAGATTGCAACAATATTTAGTTGGAGTCCAAATGAATCACTTGATGGCATATTTGATGAAAATAACGAATCAACAGAAAAACTTGATAAAAGTTCAAGAGATTTTCTTGAACAAGCCATTCAAGATTATAATGTTATGTTCGGTACTAGTTATGATACTTCAAGTGATAAATTTCAAAACTATTATAAAGATTTAAGTTTAAGAGTTAAAAACAAAGAAGTAGATCTTCTTATTGTTGTAAACATGTTCTTAACTGGATTTGATGCAACAACATTGAATACCATTTGGGTAGATAAAAAATTAAGAATGCATGGGTTAATTCAAGCTTTCTCGAGAACGAATAGAATATTGAATTCTATTAAGACTTTTGGTAACGTTATATGTTTTAGAAATCTAGAACCACAAGTGAATAAAGCAATCAGTATCTTTGGTGACAAAGAAGCTGGAGGCATCGTATTACTAAAATCATTTAAAGAATACTATGAAGGTTATGAAGGATTCAAAGGTTATAAGAATCTGGTTGAAGAATTACTAGAACAATATCCTCTAGGATATGAAATCATCGGTGAAAAAGCTGAAAAAGCATTTATCTCATTATTTAATCAAATATTAAAGACTAAAAACATTTTGGTGAGTTTTGACGATTTTAAAGGAAATGAGATTATCAGCGATTACGATTATCAGGATTACCAAAGTATATATTTAGGTTTGTATGATAAGTATCGAAGAAATCGTGGTGCTGATTCAGAACAAATCAATGAAGAGATTGAATTTGAAATTGAGCTTGTGAAATCAGTGGAAGTCAATATTGATTACATATTAATGTTAGTTGATAAGTATCATGGAGAGCATACTGAAGATAAAGATGTCGAAATTAGAAAAGCAATCGATTCATCTCCATCATTAAGAAATAAGAAAGATCTAATTTTAAACTTCATTGCTTCATTAACTGTTGATGCTACTGTAACTGATGAATGGCGTGAATATATCGAAAATAAAAAAGCTGAAGAACTAGAAAAAATTATATCAGAAGAAAGTTTGAATTCAGAAGAGACAAAATCATTTATTGTCGAAGCATTTAGAAATGGTGAAATTAAAGAAACTGGAACATCAATTGTTAAAGTGCTTCCGCCTATTTCTATGTTTAGCGATAGTAAAGGTGTTAGTCGAAGCGAAAAGAAAAAGCATGTTCTTAAAAGATTAATCGAGTTCTTTGAAAGATTCTGGGGACTATAGAATGATATTTTCTGACTTGATTAAGAGCTTCAGGAGGTTTCGATAATGCACTCAAATAAGCTATATCATTATTCTAATGATGAAAGCATAGAGAGTATTATAAAAACTAAGCAAATATGGTTGAATCATATATCTAATTACAATAAATGTAATAATATCGAAATGTTTCTTGAACCGTATTATTTTGAAGTCGTAGAAAGACTTAAAAAAGAGCATCCAGAGAATATGTTTTATAAGCAATTACCTGACCAGTTTAAAAGCATATATGCTGAAGGTGAAATTAAAGAACTTATTGATTTAGTTTTTGAAAATAGCAGAATGAAAGAATATGATTATGAATTGAATGTTGGATATATCATTCCATTTGATGTTAAATGCTATATTTTATGTTTATCAGCTGACACTAACAATTCATACTTGCGATCATATTATTCATTAGGCTCAGATAGAGTACTTGAATTTGATACAAATAAACTAATTAAATCATGTGAGAAACAAATAATTGAACAAGTTCAAAAACTAGAAGATAATCTAGCTAAAAGTAATTCAATAAAATTAGGAAATACTATTAGAAAAAAAACACGTCACAAAGATTATATATCACTTAAGAAAGATTACATAGAATTCAAAGAAGTCATATATAAAAAAGAAGATAAAATAAACAAGATTAGAGAAATAATTAATTTCTATAATGATAGAATTGCTGTCAGTATCTTAAATGTTGAGTATCATAAATATGTAAACTTAGTCATGTATGCGTTATTCCTTGAAGCACTATTTTTTAAAGAAGAGGGATTTTATCTTGAAAAAGAATCACGCTTGGTCATTATGTGTCCGACTGCTATACTAGAATCCCTAGCACCAAATAAAAGTTTATTAGGAAAAAAAATTGCCATTCCTTTGGAAGACAGCATGGAAATAATAAACTTATAACTTTTTTCTATAAGCCTTCTATAATCCTTGTGATTTCTTGTATTACACACGAAAATAAATCATACAAGATTATATTAGATTAAATCACACTACACTTTTGAGAGTCTAATTGGGCTATATCGTGCTTTACGCTCATGGACAAAATTTGACAATTATGATAGAGTGTATTTATCGTGGAGTACTGGCTAAAAGTAAGCCTAGAAGTAATAGGAGTTCGAGTTGATCGGATTCCTTTTTCTTTTGCAGAAAGAATTGTAGTATTCAACTGGTAAGTCATTACAGTTTTGACATTAATAACCTAACAGTTGGAGTGATTTAAATGAAAGGATATACGCTTGATTACTACGAAAAGTGGGAACGTGACGGTATACTGGACAAAAGGTTAAGTGAGATAAAAGAACTTGTATCAAAAGCAGTACCTCAAGTTGAAATAGCCAAGATTCTTGGTATGTCAGAAAAGACAATGTATAAACTTAAGAACAGGCATCCTAAAATGAATCAAGCATTTGTTTTTGGAAATGATGATCTAAAATATACATTAATCGATACCCTAATTAAAAAGGCAGTTGGTTACGAATATGAGGAAACTCAGACAACTATCGAAGAAACAAAAACTGGGACCAAAAAGAAAATAGTTAAATATAAGAAAAAAGCACAACCAGATATGAATGCGGTGAGATATTTGCTTATCATAAAATTTGGTCGTGACTATAATGATAAAAAAGAAGAGATTGATGCAATGTATGAGCGTTTGAAAAATAGAGAGGAAAAGTGGACGAATGCAAGTAGTGATGAAGAAGATAACTAGTCTTCTAGAATATGATAATAATCCAAGACATAATGAAGAGGCCATAGAAGCAGTCGCTAATTCCATTCGTGAGTTTGGATTCAAAGTTCCAATTGTAATCTCAAGTGATAACATCATAATTGCCGGTCATACTCGCTTAAAAGCCTCTGTGTCGCTTGGTTTAGAAGAAGTGCCATGTATTATCGCAGATGACTTAAACGAGGAACAGATCAAAGCTTTTCGCTTAGCTGACAATAAAACAGCTGAACTGGCTACTTGGGACTTATCTAAACTAGAAGAAGAATTATCTCATATAGATATGGATATGCTCCAGTTTGGTTTTGATGAAATGGAAGAGTTGCTACCAGATAATGCATCTGATGATGATTTTGATATTACTGATGAAATCCCTGAAGTTCCTTTCTCACAACTTGGAGACATCTATGAACTAGGACCTCATCGATTAATGTGTGGGGATTCTACCGATTCAAAACAAGTAGCAGCTTTACTTGATGGAAAAGAAGTAGATATGATATTTACGGATCCACCATATAATGTAGATTATGAAGGAACAGCTGGAAAGATTAAAAACGATAAGATGGAAGATGATAGCTTCTATCTTTTTTTATATGATGCATTTCAAAATATGTTTGAACATACAAAACCAGGTGGAGCGATTTATGTTTGCCATGCCGACACCGAAGGACTCAACTTTAGAAACGCATTCAAGAACGCAGGCTTTAAATTAGCTGAATGTTTGATTTGGGTTAAGAATGCTTTAGTCCTTGGTAGACAAGATTATCATTGGAGACATGAACCTATTCTCTATGGTTGGAAAGAGGGAGCAGCTCATTACTTTGTTGATGATCGCACACAAGATACCATCTGGGAATATAACAAACCAAAGAAAAATGAAGAACATCCAACTATGAAACCATTAGAACTTGTAGGTAAGGCAATCAGCAATTCTTCAAGACGTCATGAATCAATATTAGATCTCTTTGGTGGTTCTGGATCTACCATGATTGCATCTGATCAACTTGATCGTAAATCATTCTTGATGGAACTTGATGAGAGATTTGTTGATGTTATTGTGAAACGCTATATAAAGCATAAGGAATCAGACGAGAACTGTTATCTGATAAGAAATGGAAACAGATCTCCAATTAGCCATTTTGATATCTTTGAAAATTAGTTACTATAGTGGAAATAGTACTTGCTATTTAGTCCCTTTGGAGTGATATATATAGTAACCAAATTAAAGGAGGCTATTTATGTTTAAAGAATTTAACGCACATCCAAAAGGAATAAAAACAGGAGATTGCGTAGTGAGAGCAATCGCAACAGCAAAAAACATAGACTATCTAGAATGCAGAAGAGTACTAAACCGCTCTAAAAGAGAACTTGGATATTCAAGTTATAAAGACACTAAGTTTTTATATGATTATTTAAAAGATTATCCAAGGCTCATATTCAAACCGGTAAAAGGAGAACCTAGAATCAAAGGTAGTGACTTTACAGCGTTACATCCAAAAGGGACTTACATCTTAAAAATGGCTGGACATATTACAGCATGCATAGATGGAGTGATACTTGATACTTGGGATTGTTCATACCGTTCAGTTTATACAGCATGGGAGATAGCAAAATGAAAGTAAACTTTATTAGAAAAGCAACACCTGATGAACTCCTTCCTCAAGATGAATTCATCATTGAAAAAGAGATAATCATTGATTCGGATTTGTTTGAAACATTCATACATGATCCACTTGATGATTATGAGTTTATTAAAGAAAACATTGATGTGATGTATTGCGATAAAGATGATGTGTTCCATTGTATCTTTGTGACAAGCAATGAACATGATTTTGGAATCCTTGTTGAAAGCGAAGGATATCATTACGCAAGATATACAGCATACTTACCAAAATCAGTACTTAGGAGCGAATAGCTCCTTTTTTACTCATTTATAAAGGAGATGAAGTTTTATGCAAGTAGTAACAAGTGAATCAGTATTTAGTGGTCATCCAGATAAGGTCTGTGACCAAATCTCTGATGCAATACTAGATGCTATTTTAGAACAAGATAAAAACGCTCGAGTAGCAGTAGAAACAGCAATTAAAGATGATTTAGTATTTGTCTTTGGAGAAGTTACAACAACTGCGAAAGTAGACTATGCACATATAGCAAAAGAAAAACTAAAAGAGATTGGCTATGAAGATGAGTTTGTAGTAATGGAGAAGATAAGTAAACAATCAGCTGATATCGCTCTTGGTGTGAATTCGACTGAATCTCATGAACAAGGAGCAGGCGATCAAGGAATTATGTTTGGTTACGCTTGTAATGAAACACAAGAGTATATGCCATTACCGATTATGTTAGCGAATCAAATATCAAAAGAAATGGATAAGATTCGAAGAGAGAAATATTCACATATATTTGGACCAGATGGAAAATGTCAGGTATCAGTAGCGTACAAGGACGGAAGACCAAAGAAAGTACAAACCATAGTAGTTTCAGCACAAACAAAACCATGGATTAAAAAAGAGTTATATGAGGATTTAATCATTAATGAAGTTTTAACTAAAGTCTTTGATTTTGATACGATTGTTGAAGCAGAGGTTTTAATCAATCCTACCGGAGAATTTGTGATTGGTGGTCCTTATGCTGATTCCGGATTAACTGGTAGAAAGATTATTGTAGATACATATGGTGGCTATGCAAGACATGGTGGAGGAGCCTTCTCTGGCAAGGATGTAAGCAAGGTTGATCGCAGTGCGGCTTATTATGCCAGATACGTAGCAAAAGCCGTTGTAGGGGCAGGATTGGCCACACACTGCGAAGTACACTTGAGCTATGCAATTGGCGTAGCAAAACCAGTAAGTGTTTTAGTTAATACTTTTGATACTGGAGTAACCTCCGATGAGGAAATACAAGCGCTCGTGAATTATGTATTTGATTTTAGACCAGAAAGCATACGAAAAGAACTCAACTTAGATAAAGTTAAGTTCCAAGAATTAGCAAAGTATGGACACTTCGGTAGAGAAGATTTAGATGTTCGATGGGAACACGTAGATGATAAGATTACCGAATTGAGAAACTTATATGAGAAAGCCTAAAGAAATACATCGATTCTATAAGTCTGTTCCATGGCAAGTAGCAAGAGAACTCAAGATACGAGAAGCTACTGGAAAATGTGAACGATGTGGTGCTTTGGGAGAAGAAGTTCATCATAAGATAAGACTTACTATTCTTAATGTAACTAATCCTGGAATCAGTTTGAACCAAGATAATTTAGAGTTGTTGTGTAAGAAATGTCATAATGCAGAGCACAAGCGTTTCTCTAAGCAGCAACATTTTGATGAAGATGGTAATTTGATTTCACGATAAACCTCGTTTTTATAATTCATTTTTGTTATAATTATAAAGAAGAGGTGATGTTTAAATGCTTGATAATAAAGCTTATTTAATTGCTTTACAAGATATTCGTAATCAATTGAGTAATAGCGGAGATTTAATTGATGAAAAATATAATCAAATATATGATAATTTCCCTAATGAAACTAAAGAAGTTTTCGCAATACTTCATTCAAAATTGGATGCTTTAATGTCTTTTTTATCATATAAAGCAAGATCCCATGATATGTATAATCCCGATATGGAATCAATTCATTATAATGCTCATGAGAGCAGAGAACTAATTTTCATAATCAATATTATTCACAAGTTTAAACAAATCTCAAAGGGTAATCAATTATTCACTTTACATCAAACGTATTCAGAATTTATTGATTTTATGGATCCACAGTTATGTGAAAGTGGAGGTAGTCCAATTACAGGCTATAAAACTCCATTCAAAACAGTAGATTATGAACCTATATTTGAATTAGATATTAGATACAAACATGGAAATATAAAGAATATAATATTTGCTTCAACCAAAAAACCAGAAATTATACTTGAAAATGCACTTGAAAATAACATTCAAATAGTCAAAAATGAATCATACTCTCTTGTGTATGATGAAGCAATTAACAATTCTAACCTAAGTATTAATGATTTGATAATATGGTGGAAGAATAAAAGCGAAGATAAACTATTTCCTAGATTGCAGGAGTCAATTAAAGGAAATGATGTTGAACTTAAGTTCTTTGACATATATTACAAGAAAGTTGTAAATGATAATTTTGATATGCCAGCGTTACTTCCTCAGGTATACTTACATTATGATCCTAAAACAATAAAAGAATTATTTGGCGAGAAAAGACTTATTCATCAAAGAATGGACTTTCTAATGTTATATAATGGAAGAAGAATAATTATTGAAATTGATGGTGTTCACCACTATTCTATTGATGGAAAACCATCACCGAAATTGTATTCAGAAATGGTAAAGTATGATAGAAAAATGAAACTTCATGGATATGAGATTTTTAGATTTGGGGGGTATGAGTTTATGAGTAGTGATATTGATATTGTAATTAAAGATTTTTTTATGAAATTAATCACATAATCAGAAAGATATTATGACGTATAAAATTCCTAAATTCATTAAGTTAAAATCTATCGAGTATAAACCAATGAATATTATAAAGAATAGGTATTACTTGTTCTTCAAAACTACCAGCAAGAAGAATAGAAGAATGGTTTTTATTATTATGAAGAATCCTAGCGAATCGTTTAAAGGGGTTCATCAAAAGAAATCTAAAGACTATACAAATAAGTATTTAGATATTACAACTATAAAGGCTATTACTCTTGCCAAGAAAAAAGGATATACAGATATCTTTTTGTTAAACTTGTATCCCTATTACGATTCGATTGCTAAAAACATAAATTCACATTACGGGTTTGTGTCAAAATCTGATCCATCATTTAATCCATTATCTAGTGATATTATTAGATATGAAATCAATATTGAAATTATTGAAAAACTCTATAATAAATTCAAAGCATTAAATCCTGATGTAATTTTGGCTTGCGGTAATGCCAATGGTATTTACAAGGGATATTATGATGCTCGAATTCAAGAGATATTAGATTTTACTCATAAAAATTCTATAACTCTTAAGGAAGTAGCAAAAAACAAATCAAAGTGTAAAGGAATAGCTAATAACATAATTTGCTATCCAAAACATCCTCAAGCATGGGGATATAAAGATAGAATTTACTGAATTAAGCGCCCCCCGGGTTGACATTGTTCCCGGTTTTAAGGGTACCGCGTAGGTGGGGAATTAAGAAACACAAGGCAAATTTTTTGAAAATCCAAAATTCCTATTGGAAGGGGGATTAAGAATGAAAAAGAAATACAATTTAGAAATTGTAAAAAAGAGTGATGTAACTGAACATCATTTAAGTGTTCAAAATGATTTTACTCTTTTTAGATATAGACCTATTAATAAGTATACAATTGAAGCGTTAGTTAAAAATGAGCTATGGGTAGCTCGACCAGATTCGTTTAATGACCCCTACGATACAAGTTTTGTAGTTGATACTAAAAAATTAATTGATCACCTATTGAGTAAGGTAGATTATGATATTCTTCAAGAATATAAAAAACTTAGAAAACTCAAAACAAATAGTAGAAGGAAAATTGCTGAATCTTGGATTAGAGAAATCTATAGCAGTAATCTAGAAAACTTTAAACGAATCTTTTTGGTAGGGTGTTTCTCTGAAAAAATAGACAATGAAGTAATGTGGGCTCATTATGCAGACAATGCAACAGGTTTTGCAATTGAATATTACTATAATGATTTAAAAGTTTTAAGAGATTATCACTGTGATTTAGTAAAAGCTGTTTCAAAAGATATGGTAAATCAATTTGAAATATTTGCAGATATCTTCGGTGATATTGAAGATCAAGATTTTAGCCAATATAATATATATAAAGTAATTTACACCAATCACAAATATGATGCTACTGAATTACTTATAAATGCAGTGGATGTTAGTCTCGGTGCAATAGACAACCCTAACTTTAGTTTCTTAGACATATTGAAACAGTATAAAGATGCCGGTATGAATTTATTCTCAACTGAAAATCAAAAAAGGATGTCTGATTCAATTGTATTTACAAAAAAGAAAATTTGGGAATATGAACTAGAGTGGCGAATGTTGCTACCAAATATGTTGATTGATGTAACGAAAATTAATAATTTGCATTATAAAATAGAAAATTCAATTTATCCAAAAGCAATATATCTTGGAGAGTATATTGATTTGGCTAATAAAGTCATTCTTTATAATTACTGTTATACCAATGGGATTATACTTTATCAAATGTATTCAAAACTGCAAAGAAAAAAATACGGATTGAGTTATTATGAAGTCGATAAGAAAGACATGGTAAATTTTCTAAATAAGGTTGAATAATATGTTGAATAAAGAATACAAGCGATTAAAATCGCTTTTTTCTTTGGTTGATAAATCAAAGACAGAGTTAGTAGATAACTTAATTTATCAAGCTGCATTTATGAAGGTGGAACTTGATAAATTACAAGAGCAGATTAGAAAGTACGGTGCTATCCAAATATCTAACAAAGGAATGCAACGGCAAACTGAAGCAGCGAAGTATTATACAAAACTAGTGAATTCATATGGAACTGTTATCAAAACTCTTAATAGTATTCTAGGAACACAAGTAGATGATGGAGATGATGCTTTTGATGAATTTCTTAAGAGAGCAAGTGAATGAATTATTTAATTGAATACTACAATGAAATTAATAACGGAAACATCATCGTTGGAGAAGAATTAAAAACACAACTAGATCAACTTATAAAAGATTTAGATAATCCTCTCTATAGTTTTGATGAACAACCAGGGAATTTAAGAATTGATTTTATAGAAACTTTCTGTAAACATACTAAGTCACCATTTAATGGTATGCCATTCATTCTTGAACTATGGGAGAAAGCATTACTACAAACAGCTTATGGATTTAAGATGGCAGATTCAGGATTACGTAGATTCAATGAAGTGATATTACTCATTGCTCGTAAGAATGGAAAGACTACGTTCGTTGCGGGTATAGACTTAGCAGAGTTCTTTTTATCAAGAGGTGGTGTGGATATTGTATGTGCTTCAAACACAACAGAACAAGCAAACATATTATTTGAAGAGATTAATAATATGCGAGAACAATCTCCAGCCTTATCAAAAGAGACAAGAAGCAAGAAAAACATATATCACATCTATTCTCCAAAGACCAAAAACAAAATTAAGAAGTTATCCGCTCAATCAAGAAATAAAGATGGATACAATATAGAAGTTGGTTGTATTGATGAAGTTCATGAAATGACCGATTCTAAAGTTTATGATGCAATTAAGCAATCACAATCAACAAAGAAAGAACCACTTATATTCATCATAACCACCGAAGGGACAACCGTTGGTGGTTTTTTAGATAATAAACTAGACTATGCTAGAAAGATGTTAAAAGATGAAATACAGGATAGCAGAGTACTTCCATGGTTGTATACTCAAGATTCTACAAAGGAAATTTATGAGGATTCAAGCACATGGCAGAAATCAAACCCTAGTTTAGGTGTTGTAAAACTCGAGAATTACTTAGAAGATGTTATGAATAAATCAAAGCATGATCTATCCACAAGAGTCACGATGCTTTGTAAAGACTTTAACATCAAACAAGCAGATAGTGGCTCATGGCTATCGTTTGACGATTTAAATAACGAAGACAAATATACCATTGATAAACTAAGAGATTCATATGCAATAGGTGGTGTTGATTTATCATCAACAACCGATTTAACAGCAGCAGTTCTTGTTATTCAAAAACGAGATAGCAGTATAAAGTATGTTATTCCTCATTTCTTCATGCCAAGCGAAGTTGTAGAAAAAAGAATCAAAGAAGATAATGTTCCATATGATATTTGGATTAAGAAAGGTTTTGTGACATTGACGGAAGGAAATCAAAATGATTTTAGTCTTGTTACTCAGTGGTTTATGAAGATGATTCAAACCTACGGGATACGACCTCTTTGGGTAGGGTATGATCCGTGGAACTCACAATATTGGATTAAAGAGATGGAAGACTTAGGATTTAATATGGAGAAAGTTAGACAAGGGATTTATTCTCTCTCAGAACCAATGAAAATCATGGAAGCAGACTTGAAAAATAATATTGTAAATTACAATAATAATCCTATTATGAAATGGTGTCTTGCGAATACACAAGCGAAGGTTGATCTTAATGGGAACATCCAACCATCAAAACTAAACTCGAAGTACAAACGTATTGATGGAACAGTAGCATTAATCATTGCATATGTAGTTTTAAATAGGTATAAAACTGATTATGAAAATATGATATAATTCTCATAGGGGTGGTATTATGTCTGAAGCTGAAAGATTTATTAATATATTGATTAAAAACAATGCAGTAAATTATTATGGTGAAACATCCAAAGAATATCTTGAGTTATTTTTAAAAAGAGCAGAAACAATGGGTATAGCACAGTTTGATAGACCTGATATCGTAATTGGGAATGATAGTTTTACTTATTTTTTTGAACACTTTATCTTTGATTCTTCGAAAAACACAAAAAAGGGAACAGAAATGAGAAAAGAAGAAGCAAGAGTATCAAGGGACTTTGATACACACGTGAATGAAAGTTTAAAGAAATCACCTGATAAAACCGTAATTAGTCGTGATACTTATATATCTGAAAGAAGCATTCAAAACTACATAAGTAATTTTAGACGTAATTTTTCCAATCACTACAAAAAATTAGAAGACTATAAGAAACACGCAAAAGTAGATGAGTTAAAAATGCCATATGAATTTGGATTTGTAATTGAGAATACCTCCAATCTTCCAGATATAATTTTAAATGAAAATGATAATACACAAGTTTTACTTCCAATTCATCTAAAAGAATTATTAGAACTTTTAAAAAAAAGTCCTGAAATTAAGAACATATTCTATATAACACACAGCAATATGTCAAAGTATTCAATTTTTTATTTTAGAAATGAAGCAACACTATTTAGAGAAATTAAAGAGCTGGGAATTAAAGATTACATTGGTAAAAAATTATTAAATTTAAAAGGGCATTCATTTGGGTTTGCCATTCCAATACCAAAAGAATAAATGGAGGTGCTTATGGCCTTATTTAAAAGAAAAAGTAAAACTGGATCATTCGATGCACTCCAGTTAATTAGTAATTTAAATACATTTTACACACCATTTGGTACGAACATATCCAAGAGTGATGTGGTTAAGATTTGTATTGATCGAGTAGCTAGCCAGTGTGCTAAACTCAAACCAAGATTTATAAAAACCGAGAATGATAAGACAGTAACCGAGAAAAAAGGTAGGCTGTCTTTTCTTTTGAAGTATAAACCAAATGAAGTCATGACACCATATGACTTCATCTACAAAACGATCACTTTGCTCTTGCTGAATGATAATGCGTTTGTTTATCCTAAGTTTGATAAGGATACAGGTGAACTTAAAGGTATCTATCCACTTCGGCCTATTACAGTAGAAATGATTGTTGATAGTTTAGATACTTACTTCATCAAGTTCTTGTTTGACAATGGTGAGTCGTACATTTTGCCATATGATAATATCATTCATTTAAGACGACATTTTGGACAAAACGATATCTTTGGTGGAACTGGTTCTACTGGTGACCATGAAGCCATACTTAAAACGATATCTATAAATGATAGTTTACTCCAAGGAATCGATAACGCTATCAAATCTTCAATGCAAATAAAAGGTATCTTGAAAATGAATGGGATGTTATCTGAAACAGATAAAAAGAAACAACGTGAGCTATTCGATGCAGCACTTTCAGAATCCGTAAGTTTAAAAGGCAGCTCAATTATACCTATCGACTTAAAGAGTGAATATATTCCTTTAGCAGTTGATCCGAAGTTAATTGATAAAGATACACTGGAATTCTTACAAGCAAAGATACTAGATTATTTTGGAGTATCATTGCCAATCTTTACAAGCAAATACACAGAAGACGAATACAACTCATTCTATGAATCAACGATAGAGCCTTTAGCTATTCAACTTAGCGAGGCTTTTTCTTTAGGATTATTAACGGATAATCAACTAGAACGTGGAGAGGAAATCATCTTCTATAGTGAAAGGTTACAGTATGCTTCATGGAATACAAAAGTAACAGCAATCGAGAAACTAATGAGTTTAGGTATTATGTCACTTAATGAATCAAGAGCGCTTTTAGGACTTGAACCAATAGAAGGCGGAAACAAACGACTACAATCATTAAACTTTGTGGATGCGGATAAAGCGAATCAATATCAGGTAGGAACGGAGGAACCTATAGATGAAAATAACAGTTAATGGAAAGATATCAGAAGATGCCTTAAAGGTTATCTTAGATACACAAAAGAAGAAAACGATTATCATTGATGATTATTGCAAGAAAGAAAAACTCGAGTCACTTTTCTATAAAGACTCAGAACTTGAATATGAGTATCAAAAATTAGAAAAACAAGCAACACCAAAACCAAAGAAAGTAGAGACTCGTAAAGATGATAAAGGAAACTAGACTCGCAGATGTCACGCTTCATGAAGAAGATGACAAGATGATATTAGAGGGCTATGCATTAGTCTTTAATAATGAAACGCTGATAGGTGACGAAGAATATGGTTTCTTAGAAGAAATCGATTCAAGAGCACTATCGGAAACCAAAATGAAGGATGTTCCTATGAAGTACAATCATATGGACTCCTTTTTAATTATCGCTAGAACTAAGAATCAATCTTTATCACTAACTGTTGATAGTATTGGTTTAAAAGTGCGAGCTGAGTTGTTAGATACCAATACAAATCAGGACATCTATAAAATGGTCAGAAGCGGGTTGTTGGATAAGATGAGTTTTGCTTTTACGGTAGATGAACAAGTGTGGAATCGTGAAGGTAGAATTCCAAAGAGAACTATTACAAAAATTGAAAGGTTGTATGATGTGTCGGTTGTGGATACTCCAGCATATGATGCAACTTCTATATATGTTCGTTCTTTAGAATCTATGGAGTTAGAACTAAAGGCTATGGAGTTAGTAGAGCAGGAACAAAAGTCAAGCATTATCAAAAAACGTATCAAAATCAAATCACAAATCTAAAAGGAGAAAAAAATCATGAATTTAGAACTTAGACGAAAAGAAATCGAGTCAAGACTGACTGAAATCAGAGGTCTTGTCGATAATGAAACAGATATTACAAAACTTGAAGCATTCGAAACGGAAACGACTGAGCTTCAAGAAGAAAGAAGTATTATTGATAAGAAAATGGCAATTGCTAGCAAAACTGAAATTAAGCCAATCGTTATTGATAATAGAACTAAAATTGATAAAGAAAAACTAGAGCAACGTGCAGCAAGTTTGCGTGAAAGTCGTGTGATTCAAGTGTCAAGTGAAGAAATCTTACTACCTGATCACACCGCTTCAGGATTAACACCAGTACCATTTGCTCAAGTATCAACTCTTGTTGATCTTGTAAATGTCATCAATCTAAATGGTGGAGAAACGTACAAGAAATCCTTTGTTAAAAATAATGGTATTGCTGGAACGACACTGGAAGGACAACCTTATAGCGAAACAGAACCTGCATTTGGATACTTGACAATTTCAAAAGTAAAGATTACTGCCTATACAGAAATCACAGAAGAACTTGAAAAGTTGCCTGCTATTCCTTATCAAGCAGAAGTATTACGTAACATCAATATTTCACTGAAAAAGAAAATCAGTGAACAGATTTTACGTGGTGCAGGAACGACTAATACCTTCACTGGTATCTTTAGCGATGCAGCAGTAGCATTAGCTGATAAAGCACCTCTAGAGATTGAAGCAATTACTGATTCAACACTTGATGATATTGTCTTTGCCTATGGTGGAGATGAAGAAGTAGAAGGTGGAGCAGTTCTTATCTTGAATAAGAATGATTTACGTGCATTTGCTGGACTTAAAACTCAAGAAGGAAGAAAAGTGCATACTATTGACTATGTCAACAAAACTATTGATGGTATCCCATATATCATCAACTCTCATTGTAAAGCCATCGCTGATAGTAATACTGCGGCTGGAGAATACGGTATCGCATATGGAGCACTTAAAAATTATGAAGTTCCAGTATTTTCACCAGTTGAAATTGGAAAATCAACTGATTACAAATTCAAAGATGGAATCATCAGCTACAAAGCATCAGTATTCACTGGTGGTAATGTAGTGGGTTATAACGGGTTCCTACGTATTAAAAAGAAAGCTGCAGCTTAATAGCTGAAGCAAATTAAAAGTTTAAGAAAGGATTGATCTCATGGCGATACTAGACATTGTAAAAAAGGCACTACTCATACCTTTATCAGAATCATTTGCTGATGACGAGTTGAACACTCACATTGGTAGTTGCAAAGCATACTTGACGAGTTGTGGAATTGATCCTTCTTATATAAATGATGAATCAAATCCCATGGTTAGCACAGTGATTATTATTTATGTGAAGACGTTTTTTGGCTTTAAGAATGATGGGAGTGCAAAAGAACTACCAAAGACATTTGATATGTTGGTTGGTCAGATTGCACTAACACATGGAGTTTCAGAAAATGTATCCTAATTCACCCAATATATCCATAAAATTGCTAACCATGGATTTGGTTCAAAATTCTATTGGTTCTTCAACATACCAACTTATAAACTCAAAAGAAGTTATTGGCATAAACTTTAGCATTACATCAAACGAATATTATGAAAGCAAACGATCAGACATAAGAATCGATGTAGCACTTAAAATTCAAAGTTTCTTGTACGATGGTAGCAAATACGCTGACATTGCAGGAAACATTTACAAGATTGAACGAACGTATCAGATCGGACAGTTCATTGAATTATATTTGAGTAAGTCTAAGATCAGAAAGAGTTACATCATTGGTTACAATTGATGAACTTGGAGTTGCTATATCTAAAATGGTAGAAGAGTATGCCGAAGAGATTATTGGAAAACTTGAAAAGAGGCTAGATGAAACTGCAAAGGAAATTGTGAAGTATATTAGCACTCATGCACCAAGAAGTGGTGGTTCAAAACCATTCGCAGATTCATTCGTTGCTGAACCTCAAGGTACTGGAATCAACAAGACGATTGTTATCTTCTCAAATGAAAAAGGAAAACTGACACATTTACTAGAATTCGGTTTTACACATCGTAGTGGTAAGTATGTAGGACCAAGACCCTTTATGCGTCCAGCGTTTGATTTACTTACACCAAAAATGTTAGACGATATTAAATCAATTATTGAAAAAGGTGATGATTAATGCAAGAGAAACTAGAAGCTTTATTTGACACACTCAATTCTGTTTTACCAGGTAAAGTGTCATATGGAACAAGAGAAGGGTTAGAAAGTGATACAAATTATATCATCTACCAAGAACTTAGTAATCGTTCAATTGTGTATGCTGATGATAGAGTTGTTGCAAAGGTAGCTACATTTCAAGTCAGTTTGATCACTGAAAAGAAGAACTTAGTATTAGAAGAACAGTTAGAAGCATCCCTACATTTTATGGGATATGAATTTGAATTATTATCTGAATTTGTCAATGAAGACAGTTCAGTTAACAGAGTATATGAAATCAAACAGGAGGTATTTTAAATGAGTAATAAAGTCACATTTGGTTTAACAAACATACACTATGCACTCGCAACTCAAGCAGAAGATGGTAGTTGGACCTTTGCTACACCTAAACGTTTAGAAGGTGCACAGGAGATTACTACTGAAGCTATCGGTGGAAGCACACAAGTGTATGCTGATGATAAGGTAATCGCAACTCTAGTGTCTAACTCGGGAACAACAGTTACCTTAAAATTCACTGAGATTGATGATGTGTTTAAAAAGGACATCTTTGGTGTTTTAGAGGATACAAATGGAAATCTTGTAGAAGTAGTAAATAGCGAAACAAAGACATTTGCATTAGGATATGAAATTCAAGGAGATATCAAAGCAAGACGTATATGGTATTTCTTATGTACAGCTACACCTTCAGGAGATGCTAGTAAATCAAAAGCAGATTCTATTGAAGCAAATTCAATCACATTGAACATTACAGCTAGACCGATTGAATCTGGAAACAATCTAATTTTAAGAGTCATAGCAGGTGTGGGAGATACGAACTATGCAGCATTCCTAACTTCAGCTCCAGCATTACCAACATTTATTTAAGGAGATAATCTAACATGGAAAAAACACTTAAATTAGGTGATAAGGATTATCGCCTTCATTCATCATTATTTACAATTATTGACTATCGTAATGTATTCTCAACAGAACTATTTAGCGATATCAAGAAACTAGAAAAATCAAACATCAAAAAAGAGGATGATTTATCAACAGTTATTGATACAATCTTCCGAATCATCTATGTCTTACATCGACCTTTCAGTAAACAATCATACAACGACTTTTTAATGTCGTTGGATTTTTCTCTTTTAAGCAATCAAAACGAACTTGAAAATCTTACGAATACGATAGGTGAAATGCTCGGAACGTTTCAAAAAGGATCTACACCCAAGCCACCAACAAAGAAATGACGAAGTAAATGTAACTGCTAATATCATCTTTAATCTCGCACACTTGGGTATAACAGTAGAAGATACGAAAACTTTTGATCTAGATACTTATTTTGAGATCGTAGAACTTGAAATGAATGTGATAAATGGAAAACAATCCATCAAAAGAGCTACACAAAAAGATATTGATAAATTCCTATTATAACTATAAAATTCCATACATATTTGTTACAATATAATGGATATGGGGTGATTTTATGGAAGATATAAAATTCTTTTTTAATGATAAAAAAGTAAAAGTAGCATCTTACGAAGAATGGGAAAGTCATTATAAGTTAGTCGATGCTTATCATTGGGATAAACATAGATCAGCTGAGTCATTAGCAAATTATTGGATGAATCAAAACCATGATGATTTTGTTGAGTCTTTAGAAGTTATAGGTGTTTTACCAATAAAGTATAATGATGCCTTTATTGAAAAAGAACTGAAATTTGATTCTGCACGAGGTAGACACTCAATGTGTGATTTATGTTTCCCTTTTATAGAAACTGCAAACAGCTCTGTAACTATAGCAATTGAAGCTAAAGTAGATGAACAGTTTAGCAATGTAACTACACTCGAATACTATTTAAATGCTAAAAAAACAAAGGAAGTAAATCCTAAATCAACAGCATTCGAACGTATAGAAGCATTACATAGGTCGTTTGCAATTGACAAAACTAAAACGATTGAAAAGGATACAGATTTTAATCAATTGAGATATCAATTATTTTCAGGTTTTTGTGGTGCAATAGCTGAAGGTAATAGAAATCAAGCAAATAAAGCGGTCTTCTTAGTCCATGTTTTTGACACACCAAAATGAACTCATCTATTGCCAAAAATAATAAAGATGAGTTTGATAAATTTACTAAGTATATTGGAATTGCTCGTCCTATATCATCAGGTGAAATTGTAAAGGTCAATCTTGAAATACAAGAAAATCCAGAAAGTAAGTTTAGGATTCAATATCAAACAGGCAATCTCGAAGTCTTTATTGGGTATTTACAAACAAAAGTTTTTTAAGCACATCATATGATGTGTTTTTCTTTTCACAGGAGGTGAATATTAATGGCAGAAACAGTCAAAGGATTAAATATAAAACTAACCCTTGATGGTAAAGATTTAGAAAACGAACTAAATGGAATCAAGAAAGATTTAAAAGAACAAAATAAAGACTTACGTGCGATTAATACAAACCTTCGCTATGATAGTACTAATCTCGACCTATGGAAACAAAAACAGTCCAAACTAAACGATATATTAGTCCAAACCAAGAAAAAACTTGAGACTCAGAACCAAGAACTAGAACATGCTAAAAAGGCTGTTCAAGTTGGTGATATGAGTCAAGAGGAATTTAATAAGTTAAAACGAAATGTCCAATACACTGAAGCTGAAATAGCTAAGATGAATGGACAGTTAGAAAAAACATCAGATAAAATCAAACAATTGAGTAATGCTAACTTTGAAAAGATTGGTAAACTTGGTTCAACATTAACGAAAAGTGTAACGGTACCTATTTTAGGTGCCGTTTCTGCTTTAACAGCATTTTCTATAAAGACTGCTTATACTGCAGATGAAATTGGCGATACTGCTCAAAAACTAGGTTTATCAGCTGAACAGTTCCAGGAATGGAATCATGTCGCAACCATTATGGGAACTTCAACAGAATCCATGTCTAAAGCGTTTATGAAAGTAAATGGAATCCTTGGAGATATTGCTACTGGTAATGGCGATAAGGTTGCTGATAGTTTAGCACTTATTGGTCTGACGGTTGATGACTTGAAAGGAAAAAATGCTGATGAAGCATTCGAACTTATAAGAAATGCATTAGGAAATGTAGCAGATGAATCTGTACGTGTTGGTGTAGCCAACGAGTTTTTTGGTGAGAAAATTGGTACTGAAGTATTGCCAATTCTATCAAGTGAAACAGAAGCTATAAATGGACTTCGAGAAGAAGCAAGAGAACTTGGTATTGTTACGAACGAACAAGCCTCACAAGCAGGAGAGTTTACTGATGCACTAGATCGTACAAAACAAGCAGTATCTAGTTTAGGTGTTGATTTAGCAAGTACGCTGTTACCTGTTATACAGGAGCTTATCATCAAAGTAAGAGATAATGTAATTCCTACATTGAAAGACTGGATTGATAAGTGGAATAACATGGATTCAGGAACCAAGAAAATCATTGCAACTTTAACTGGACTCGTAGCTGCAATAGGACCAGTGTTATCTGTTGTAGGTAAAGTAGGACCACTACTCAATGCTGGATCCATGGCACTAAAAGCTGTAGGAACATCGGGAATATTTGCAGGAGTTGGTATAAATGCTGCTACTTTAGGAATCGGTGCTTTAATTGCTATTCTAGCGATGGCTCTATTTCAAAGTGAAGAATTCAAAGCATTACTAGGAAGACTTATGGAAACGTTCATGCAGTTGCTTCCACCGATTTTAGCTATTGTCGATAGTCTCATGACAGCTTTACAGCCAATCCTAGATGTTATTATTGATTTGGTTGTGATGCTAGTCGATTTGCTTGTTCCAATCCTTGATGTAATTTTAATGCCACTCATTACTCAAATACAGATGTTTGCTGAGATACTAGGATTATTAGCACCACTTATTACAATTGTTGGAGAAGTATTAAATGCAATATTGGTTCCAGCGATTAATGTACTCAAGACAGTACTTGAACCAGTACTTAATGTTGTTCAGAAGATTGTTGAATTTATCCAAAAAATATTCGAGTGGATTGGCGACTTACCATCTAAAATCGGTGACTTTGGTGGCAAAGTAAAAGATACTTTTTCAAGTGTTACTGAAGGGATATCAAATATCGCAAATAAAGTAACAGATGGTATTAGTGATTTTGCATCGAATGCAGCTGATAAAGTCAGTGGATTCTTTGGCGGTATTGGAGATTTCTTCTCTGATACATTTAATTTAAAAGGATCCAGTACGGTAAATAACTCAAATTCTAACTCATCAACTAGTAATACAAACAACATCACGATAAATACTACATCACCGACCTTTGATGTGGATTCCATCAATAAGGCATTAGGAGGTAGCGTGATATGATCAGACAATTTTATTTAGAAAATGAATACGGAGATATCTATTACTTTAATCATAAAGATCAGACCATTATCTCGCAAGTTAGTGGTCTTGGTTTTTCATTAGATATGAAGTACTTAGAGTATAGTCGTTTTTACTCTCGTTCAGAATATAATATTCCATTATCCGAGATATCAGAAACATTAATCTTCCTAAAAGGATATCAAGGGTATAAATCATTTGTTGATTTTATTAGTAAGAGTCATAAAGAGTATAAACTACATTATCAAAATGATGCTTTCAGTGCTTACTGTTATGTAGATATCTCAAGCTTATCAAAAGCAGAATTAGTAGCTAGCACAATTCAAAGCAACATCGTCTTTAAAAAACTATCTCTTTGGTTGAAAGAAAAATCGTATGAGATTATTGCTAATGGTTCATCTAGTGGTAAGGTTTATCCATATACGTATCCTTATTACTATTCCAGTTCATATGAAGGTAAGGTATATATTAGAAATGATGGACTAAATGATGCGCCAGTTGTTATTGAGATGATAGGAAGTGTCATTGATCCAGAGGTACTGATTAAAAGGAATGGAGAAGTGGTATCGACTTTACGTTTATATTTAACTGCAGAAGATATAACCATTACTATTAACTCTATTCCTAGTAAGCAAGAAATGGTGATGGATGAATCAGGAGTGATTACTGATATATATGGATTACAAGATTTTGAAGAAGACAATTTCATCTTTCTTGAGCATGGTGATTATGAAATTGAATTTAAGCCAGGAGTCGCTACTGAGTCGATTTGCAGGGTTACTGTACTTGAAGGCTATCTAGGAATTTAGAATATGAAACTATTATTTCTAGATCGCAGTACTCTGCAGTATAAAGATAATGCATATGTCAGTAACCAATTTGAATTGGCATTAGATATGGTTCTCATAAAGCGTTCAATATTCAAAGTCAACAAAACTAACATTAACTGCACCATTGGTGATATTGTTGTCTTCAAGAATGATATCTACTCATATATAGGGATCCTGGAAAGTATCGAAATAAATGATGATTACACTACGAACATAAAGTCTCTCGATTTTCGAGAGATTTTTAATTTGGATATACCAGCAGAAAGTTTCTCAGGAGATTTGGCTGATTACATACAACAAGTTATTACAGCTTACTTCAAAAATAATTCTGATCAAAAACAGAATTTATCATATTTAACTGTAAGTAAAGAAACAAGCGTGATGGGTAGCCTAAGTTTTGAGTCAGATAATATCATTAACATGTCAAAGGTATTTGAACTTGTTTCAAAAGGATATAGCCTTAGTTTTGATACTGATGTTACTTATCTTAGGGGACGTATCACTGGCATTACTTTTAGGATTGTTAGTGTGAATCAAGGTATGGTAATCAAAAGTGATTTTTCATCAATATTGAATGTCGAAACCAATGATTCAACGAGCCAACTTGTCAATAAGGTCGTTTACTATCCACGAAGCGATAATCAAATTTATCAAACAATTAAGACTTACTATTTGCTAACTACTGGAGAATTCACAGATGATGGTAGCTCAGATGATAGATATAACAGTGTCATGGCCAAGAGTTACATCTATACGGATAACGATTATGAAACACTAGAAACCAAAGCAAGAAGTGAAATGGTAACTTCAAAACTAGATCACAATATTACATTTACAATTGACATGAAAAACAAGGTGTTCATTCCATTTGAGAATATATATCTTGGTGATTATGTTTCTTTCATTCATAAAGGTAAAACGTACGAATCAGTGATAACGGGGATTACATTCAAAGATTCATTGAATTATGCAACGATAACGTTAGGAGAGTATCGAGTGAAATTAACGGAAAAAATACAATTGCTTAGTAAAAACACAAGTAGTGGTTCAACCAGTAATATAACAATAACCAATACAGACATCGATGGAGGTGAGTTCTAATGGGATTACAAAAAATAACATTTGAAGGTGGGAACGTCACATCAAAGATGGATTCAGATTTATACCATTTTCTATTTTCAAGTGATGTAGGCATCTTAAAAGGATTAAAAAGTGAATGCGGATATACATTAGCGAATAACACCATTACATTTAGTGATGGATACATTTCAGTATATGGAAGAATCATTTATGTTGAAAATCAGACAACCATTGGAGTTACTCCAGATTCTAGTAAATATGGATATGTTGTTTTAGGTGTAAACACATCTGATAACTCAATAAGTTTATATTTAAAAGAACAGACAGGTAGTTATCCATCCTTAACAATGACAAATCTATTAACAACAGATGGACTATATGAACTGGCTTTATGTGCGTATACAAAAACAACAACATCAGTTACTTTAACCAGTTATTCAAGAAAACTTATCAGTAATGACAGAACTCGAGTAGATGATCTTGACGATGAAATATTAAGCCGCTATTTACCAAAGAGAAGAACATTGACTTTAGTAACAGCTGGTACTTATCGTTTTTCTGGTACAAGTTCAGTTGAACTAAGAGATTCAATTATCTATGTGACAATTAACAACCATACGGTAGTGACTTTTCCAGGAGAACAGATGTTCTTATTTGTTGGATCTAATACGTCAATTTCATATCGATATGCATCAAGTGATTATTCGCTTAGTGTTGTATATCAAGATGGGATTGTCACGTTAACAACTGGAAATACGACACATAATATCACAAGCGTGTTTACAAAAAAATAGGAGGAATTTAAATGGCTACAATTCAAATAAAGAGAAGAACAACTGCAGGAACTGGACCATTAACTGGAACAACAGGAACAGTAAAAGCTGGTGAACCACAAGTTGATTTTAGTGGTGAGCATTTATATATTGCAAAAGCGGACAAAGTGGCAAGTGTATCAGTACCACTCTCTGAATCAGATTACTTGAAGATACCTGGAGTAGACAAAGTTGATAATCAGATTGATACGAAGATTACAGCACTCAATTTAGGAACAGCATCAACAAAAAACACTGGGACTGGAAGTGGGAATGTACCTATCCTTGATGCAAGTGGTAAATTAGCAGATAGTGTTGTTCCAAAGATTGCGATGACAAACACATATGTTGTAGCAAGTCAGACTGCGATGCTTGCTTTATCAAACGCACAGGAGGGTGACGTTGCCGTTAGAACCGATTTAAACAAGTCGTTTATTCTAAAGGCATCACCTTACTCTACTCTTGCTAACTGGCAAGAACTCCTAACACCAACTGATGCTGTAACGAGCGTTAATGGTTCAACAGGGGCAGTAACGATTTCACTTGCTGGGCTTGGAGGTGTTGCTTCAACAACATATAACACGCATGTTGCTTCGAATCTACATTTAACAGAAACTCAAAGAACAATTTTGAGTAATGTGAAAGATATTTATATTGGCGATTCAGATGGGATTGCAGTCGCAGCTTCTGAAACGGAATATGCAAATAATGTAATTATTGATGGTCTTTTATATGTTGCAGTTGTTGACTCAAACTATACACCAACTAGAATTACTTACAAACTTGGGATTGATACTTCAAAAGTATTAACACCATCATCGATCATTGATGGTGGTACTTACTAATGTCAATTATTAGAGTTAAACGTGGTTCAAGTACTCCAACGACATCTGATCTATCCTATTTAGGTGAGTTAGCTTTTGATTATGGTAGTGAAACTCTATATGCAAGAGGCATATCTTCTGTAGTGAAAATTGGTGGTGCATTAGAACAAGTATATTTCTATCAAGGATATTCTTATTACCATAGTTTAACTTATCCGTTTGATCCAGATTACATTTATAAAGTTCATGTGATTGCGTCCACTCAAGGAACTTCATTAGATACTTCAGATACGTACATCTACTACAGAACATCTGCTCAATCAAGTCTTTACGGATCCTATATTAACCATCATTTAAATACTGAAGATACAGTTCACGATAAACGATCATCTATAAATACAACAGCAAAGTACATCGAAGATAGTTATGTATCAGGACCAGCGATTACAAGTGGGATTACAAAGGTCATTGATTTTGAAATATCGCCTACATTTAAAGCGAGTTATGTAGATACTCAAGTGTGGGTAGCATATGGCAAAAGTATGACAACACTTTCTGGCCAAGGAGATGGATCAATTAAGATGGTGGATTTTGTTCACACAGCATATGGCGATCTTGGAGCACTATATATCAATCCAGGAATGTCTGTAGGTTCACCTGATAGTATTTCAGTTACAATCTACAGAATGAGAAGAAAGTAGGAATTATTATGGCAATTATTAAAGAGTTAAATACGAAATTTGGTGTAGGTGCATCTTATCACCGAATTACTGCATTCAATATAAGTTATTCAAACAAGAAGATTACAGTATGTGTGGCATCCTATTTATCCAAAGAAGCAAGAGCAAGTAATAACCATCCAATCGAGGAAGTGGATATATCAATCCCATTTTCTGATTATGGATTGTTTTTAGATGTGAATCCAATTGTTGAAGGATACAATTGGTTAAAGCAAAATGTCATAGGATTTGAAGATGCATTAGATGATTATGATGTTTTAGAACCACCACTAGCTGAAGCTATTGAGGAGAAAGTAAATGAATGACGTCTATGATCTCATAAAAGAAGTATTTCCAAATACTGAAATTTTGCTTATTTACTATGGTGGATCTAAAGCTTATGGATTAGATGAAAATACAAGCGATATTGATGTCACTGTCGTATTAGAGGGTTTTAGAGGAATCCTTCATTTATTTATTGGAAAATATGACCTATTTGTTTTCTCGAAAGAGGATTTTATTAAGAGACAACAATTTGATGATTCAATCATCGCTTATCATAGGCAAGCAGCAGATAATGTTCTTGGTATTAAATCAAATGAGTATTATTTAAATCCTGTGTTTTCAGATGAGTTAGATCATATCATTACAAACGTTGATCGTACATTTATTAGCAATTTGATAGATGCATTATTAATCTATTCAAAAAGTGTATTTGAAGTTAATCAAAAATCTAAAGCTTTCTATCATCTATATAGACTAAGAGGCATGATTGAACACTTTAATCAGACAGGTACATTTGACTTGATTGTAGATGAGCCTTGGAAAAGTAAAATGATTGATTATAAAGCAAATTATAAAGTAAACCACGAGGTTAATTATGAAGAAGAGATAGTATCCTTATTTGACTACCTAGAGAATTACAGAAATGAGATGATACAAAGTGGACTGGGATAGTATTACAGAGGTGTTTCGTATGCAAAATCTAATATATTGGGTTGTGACTATGGTTGTGGTAATTTTGACAACTATTAAACAATTCAGTCAGCAAGAAAAAAAGAACAAAACAAAAAATGATGAAATCATCGTTAATCTTCAAAGAATCGAAAAACAAAATGTTAAGATGCTAAACTTACTTGAAATGCATGGACAGGATATTAAATCTTTAAAAAAGGATGTTAATGTTCTTGAACATCGTGTATCAAGACTAGAAGATTCACAAGTAAATATATATAACCATATAGGAGGAAAACCAAATGACAACACTTGAAACAATATTAATCGTAACTAATGTGCTAACACTTATTCTATACTTCACATCGAAGTTTAAAGAAAGTGGGAATCTATCAACGGTTATTAAAGAAGTTAAAGAAGATATTAGGAACTCTTCTGAAGTCGTCGCTGATTTAGTGACAAAAGCGACTGATATCGTATTTGATGAAACGGTTCAAAAGACAATTAAAGAGTTCATTATGATTGTTGAGGAAAAGAATCAGATTGCCAAACAAAAGGGTGAAATTTTCCTAGCTGGGGATGAGAAAAAACAAGCTGTTATTCAAAGACTTAGTGAATGGGTATCAAATCTAACTGGATCGACTGAAAAAGCGATTGGTTTTGTTGAAGATAATCAAAGCAAGATAGAATCCATCATTGATGATTACATATCCTTTAGTAACAAAATGCACGGAAAATCAACACTCTCAGAAGCAGAGAAGATTATTGCAGATAAGTTGAATAAGTAAAAGAATAAAGCTTGCTATAGTAGCTTTATTTAGGTAACATGTGTCATAACCAAATCAAGGAGGAAAAGTATGTTAAACCAAGTCATATTAGTAGGAAGAGTAAATAAACTCGACAAGCTAGCAGGTATTGTTACAATTGATATTAAAAGACAAAATTGTAAAGAATCTGATTTGATTCCAGTAAGCATTGTAGAAGGACTCATGGATAATGTTCTAGAGTACCTTAAAGAAGGTGCTACAATAGGCGTTAAAGCATCACTTAACATTGATAACAATATCCTAAGGATTGTTGGAGATAAAGTAACATTCATTAATACGAAAAACGAATAACTAAATAGCTTCACAAGTATGGCCACACCGATAATATGGTGTGGCTTTTTTTGTATTTTTTTAGATTTTGATTTGTTAACGTTTAAGTAGTATAATGTTTTTGTGCATATAAAAAGGGGTGATAATATGAAAAATGAAATAATTGTTCAAAATGAAGATATGCAAGCAGAACATATTCAACTATTTAATCATAGTATTGGTGAAATAAGAGAAGATATCCGATATTCTCCGTATATCCTCGAGGCTGTCAGAGTATTAAAGGTTAATGGATTAAGAAGTGCAATCGGACAGTTTTGGAATGCTGTTGTTGATGACTTGCGAAGAAAAATCATTTATCGAAGTTTAGATCTATTTAACAAGGAGTCTAGTATTGGTAGAACTATCAGTACTTATGAAGACTTTCAAGATCATGTAAATGATTTTCAGTTAATTGAAGGAGCATATAAAATTGGTGTGATAGGACTTGAAGCAAAAAAAGTGCTACATCATGCGAGAGATACTAGAAATATATTTTCAGCACATCCTGAAAGTAGTGAACCATCACATGTAAAAGTCCTTTCAATGATGGAGGATTGTATTAAGTATGTCTTAAGTCAAGACTTTCCACCTAAAATAGTGATTCTTGATGATTACATTAATATTATGTCATCAGAAACATTTAATAGGGATGAGTATATTATTTCAAATACATTTGCAGATCTTCCAAAAATCTACAAGAATGAACTTGCTAACAGGTTTATGACGTCTTATATACACGAAGACACACCTATGACTCTGAAGTCAAACATAGAGTTTTCAGCACCTTTATTATGGAATTTGTTACCTAAAGACATACAAATACAAACTGCAAGGAGAGTTGATCAGGAAATTCAAAACGGAGATGCTAAAAGGATTGATAATGCATTTAAATTTATTGATTTTGTAAATGCTAGTAGATATCTTTCTAGAAATGCCCGAATTAGTCTTTTAAGACCTATCATTAAGAAATTAAATGATAATCTAGATACTTTCAGAATTGAAAATGAATGTGTTACTCAATTATCAAAATATTCAGAAATAATTCCATCTGAATTACTGTTTGACTATGTTAATGGACTTACCCAAACATATGTTGGAAGAATGCACGGAAGTATTCAATTTTCAAGAAAAGATTTTTTTGCAGATTTAGCAGCACAATATATTCCGGACATGTTTAGTAAATTTAGTGATATTGCAGTAGAAAAATTCATCGAGGTTCTGCAGCAAAATACAATATTAAAAGATAGAATTAAACATCCAATTAAACTTAGAAGATTAAGAACATTAGGTGACATTGCAAGAAATAAGGCTACGGCAAAAACTGTTAAACTTGATGTGCTAGATTTCTTAGTTGATGAGGATAAAGAAGAAGAATTTTTGAAAATCATAAAATAATTAAGTTATGTAGGTAAACTTTATATTGTTACATATTACATTAAAAAATATATAAATGAATGAAGTCATACCTAAAAAAGATATGACTTTTTTTGTATTCTTGAAATTAAAAAAATATGTTATAATTTTACTTAAGAGGATATCTAGGGGGAACACATCATGGATAACTACGAAGTTGCGATCAATGGCACGACTTTAGCTGCACGAATTCTAGGTATAGAAACACCAGACGTGCAGTTTTTTTATAATCAAGATTTAACTAAGAAAGGCATTAATTCTATCTTTATAAAAGAAAAATACATCATAGCTTTTAACGAAGAATGGATAAAGCAAGCAAAACCAATGGAGATTCAAGTTACATGCTTTGATGAAACTAGACATGCATTTCAATGGAAGTTGATAACAAGAAAGTATCAAGGTGAAAGCAATATTGATTCAAAAACTATTCAGATTTGGAAAGAGGAAATGAGTAATTATAACTCACCTACAAAAAAAGATATCCCTGAAGAAGAATATCTTAAACAAAAAATTGAAATAGATGCAATTTCATTTGCTCATTTTCATATTAAGAAACTATATAATGTTAAGAGTATAATACCGGAATGCATTACGAATGAGGTGGCTTTAAAACTAGATTGTTTTCGAGAGGTGTAAAGTATGTTAAATATTGGATTGATTGTATTAATATCAATAGATTTTATGCTTTTGTTTATCGGCAAAATCATATTTTATTTACATGCTTTCAAGGTGTTTAGTTTTAAAGATTTTATTCAAAAAATTCAAAATGCAGTTCCAGATAAAAACAAAAAAGAAGAGCAAGAAGAACAAGAAGAAGATATAACTGATGATGTAATAGAAATTTATGAAAAGAAACGGAATTTATTACAGAAGATGTGGCAAGGCTTATTACAAGGCTTACTATTTATGCTTAAATTAACAGGTGCAATTGTTGCGATTGGTTTGGGATTAGCAATTATTTTGATTAGTATAGGAATTCCTACAGCAAGTATATGGGGAACGATTCTGATTGCTATATATTTTGAATTACTCTATGCAATCCTATTCCTGTTTGCGATGAGATTTATAAACTTTTTTTTGGGTTTAGGGTTGTTGAAACTAGCAAAAGTAGATAAAAAAAGAACACAAAGAATATTGATTATGGATGCAATACAATTTACAATGCTGAGTTTACTGATTTTTCTGGCAGCATTTGGTTACCCTCTTGACGTAGAAAGTATGATTGTGATACCTTTTGAGTGGGATACAACGCTTAATAACTTGCTTTCTATTGTTATACCGATGTTATTTTATGCTTTGTTGATTACGAATATATTTGCATTAGCTATTCGTTTCAAAAATATTTTCACAAAAGATGTAAACAAACATAGAATAATTCGTTTACACCAGTTGCTATTTATATTTATCGCTTCATGTTTCTTTGGGATTTTGTATATCACGGATATTGACTTGAGTTTTATGACTGAATTGGAAAGAACAATGTATTTACAAACACTTGAAGTAGTTAAATGGATTATAACTTCTGTGTTTATTCCATTATTTATATATACACTTAACAATTTTAAGAAAACTACAAATAAAATAGTTAAACGACCTACAAGAAGAACGAGAAGGCGTTATTGAGAAAGGAGTTTCTAATGAATAGAAGTGAATTGGATTCTTTAAAGAACGAGTTAAAACAAATCTATGACAGAAAAATTGAGGTAATAAATCAAACTGGATTTTTAGACCAAAACCAAATACCAAGCGGTAAGAAAGTCTATAATATTGAAACATCATTAATGTTTATCGACATAAGAAGTTCAACTGTACTAACAGATGCAATTGGACGTAAGAATATGGTTAAGGTTTATCAGATGTATACTAAACTTTGTAAGAAAGCCATAAATGATTATAACGGAGTTATTCTTCAAATTGTTGGTGATGGGATTTTATGT